CGTCTTTGAAGACGGGTTCCTTTCGGTACCAAAAGAAAACCAGGTACTACAGCATTTTTTGAGTCTGCACCCTGACTCAGGCTCTACCTTTTCTGAAGTCAATAAAGAGAAGGACGCTCAGGAGGAGCTAGACCATATGGTTGTCGAGGCGGACGCTTTGGTAGCTGCGCGTAAGATGAGTGTGACGGAGATGGAAATGATTGCTCGGGTGCTCCTAGAGATTGACCCTAGTAAGCTGTCTTCTGCTGAGCTCAAGCGCGATATCTTAATCTTAGCTAAGCGATACCCTTCTGACTTCTTGGAAGCGCTAGAAGACCCCTCTTTGGACCTGTACGGCAAGGTGTCATTAATCCTTGACAAAGGTCTTTTGGGTATGCGTAATAACGGACGCGACATCCACTTTAACTTGAAGACCAATAAGAAGCGTATGATGACGGTTCCTTTTGGTGAAGACCCGAAGTCCGCTATCGCGGCCTACTTGCAGAGCGATGACGGTATCGAGGTCTTGAAGATGCTTGACAAGCAGCTAGAGTAATTTTTTAAAAGACCTATCTTTGGTCTTTATTCATCCATAAACATTTTTTCAAATGGAAAAGTATCTAAGTATCCCCGTAACGAGCAAAGGCAATCAACTCCTTAGCTGTAACGGTATTTTAAGCGTTACCACTGCCAGCGCAACAGCCACTGATGTCGTTATTACATACAAATCAGGAACTACAGCAACTATCACGTCTGCGGCCCAGGTTAATTTTAATATGCGTAATCAAATCCAGAAAGAGCTAGCCCTTGCTTTAGCCACTGGTTGGACCAATGTGTCTCGTGAGGTATCCCCAGTCAAGGCGGTTTCTGGAATCGTAGTAGCTTAATGATTATGGAAAAGTTTTTAATCCTTCCAAACCTGCCCGTAGTAACGGGGGTTGCTGACGGCCCTGACCCTTTGGCTAACGGCACTACTAGTGGCACAGCCGATGGTTTTTTGGTTGATACAGCCGCAACGTTTTTTGATGATGGAGTAGAAGCGGGTGATGTTGTTGTTAATATCACTTCGGGTGCCACTACTACGGTTCTTACTACACCTACCGTAGATGGCGATAATTTAGCTATTGCTAACGCAGAGGTAGGCTTCTTTGAGACAGGCGATGCGTATCGAATTATGCTTGCTGCTGACGCAAATAAACTTGTTGGTTCAGGAACTAGTTTTACAACTGATGTATCACCTGGAGATGTAGTTCTAAATGGGGTTTTTGAAGAAGCTACGGTTGTTACTGTTGACTCTGATACTCAGCTTACGCTTAGCGCTCCTATTATTAGTACTGCACCTGCTGTGCCTGATGCAGACACTTACTATATTTATAGCGAAGGCGACAATGATGGAGATATTTTGCTTCCCATCACAGGAATAGCTGATGTAGAATACGCAACTAGTCTTCTAGAAGCTATTACTTATGTTGATAGAACTGTCGGAGGAAATTTAAATACTATAGCAATAGCTCATACAGCTGATGCTTCTTCTTACGCTTTTCATAACGCTTTAACTAGCGCTATTGTAAACGCGTATGAGCGACAGTGGAAAGACGTATCTATTCCGTTGGTCTTACCTCAAGGTATGCGGATTATAACAATGGCATAACTCTAAGAAAGAGTTTTTCTTTCATAAAAGGGGTCACAAATTGTGGCCCCTTTTTTTGATTTATCTTTGTCAAAAGCGTCCCTATGATAGATTCGGTAAGAAATACAGTATTGTCGATACTGAACAAGAATAATTTCGGGTATCTCTCTCCAGCAGATTTTAATTTATATGCCAAGCAGGCACAGCTCGAGATATTTGACCAGTACTTCTACGACTATAACTACCAGATTAATAAGGAGAATATTCGGCAGTCTGGTACAGGCTATGCTGATATCACAAGAAGCCTTGAGGAAGTTATCGATACCTTTTCTACGGTAGCTAATTTCACTACCAATACGTTTGCTCTTCCAGCCGATTATTTTCTTCTCAATAAACTACTCCCTACAGGAAGCAACTACGAGATGGAGCAGGTATCAAACTCAAAAATTAATTTACTCCTCTCTTCGTACCTGACCGCGCCATCGCTGAGTTTCCCTGCATATGTGCAGAATGGGAATAATGCAACGGCATATCCTAACACTATTACCTCGGGAACAATTCAGTATATCCGCTACCCGCTAGAGCCCAACTGGACGTACTCAACACTTACGGCAGGCGAACCTGTATTTGACCAAGGCCAAGCCGACTACCAAGACTTTGAGTTGCCTGCTGATGACGAGCCTCGATTGGTAAATAAGATTTTACAGTATTCAGGGGTATCAATACGTGAGATGGATGTGGTAAATTATTCACTGGGACAAGAACAGCTAGACGACCAAGCAAGCAAGTAATATGGCATACCTAACTCAATACCAATACTATGAGAACGCTGGAGCTTCACCTGAAGATGCGAACTGGGGTTCATATCAATACGTGAGCCTGCGCGATATCGTCAGCAACTACCAGCTTATGTACAGCGGTAACAACGAGCTGGTCAACGAGAAGTCTCGGTATAAGATTCTGTTTCACGCCAAGCGAGCTATACAAGAGCTGAACTACGACGCATTTAAAGAAATTAAGGTATTGCAGCTTAACGTATCGGACGACCTGCGGTTTATCCTTCCTAGCGACTATGTCAACTGGGTTCGGGTATCTATGTTTAAGAACGGGGTGGTTTTTCCTTTGACTGAAAATATTCAAGTAACTAGCGCTCAGGCTTACCTACAGGATTCCAGCAATCGCATCTTGTTTGACGAGACAGGCGCGGCCCTTAAGCCCGAGTTCTCGCCTATCGATGAGGCCCGCCTCAATAAAACGTTGAAGTCTATGTACCTCAACGAAAACAGTCCGTATAACGGATACGAGGGGTGGTGTATTGATGGATTGTGGTATTTTGACTTTCCTGTAGGGGGCGCTTGGTTTGGACTTAATACAGAGACCGCTAATGCTAACCCTACTTTCCGTATAGACCCTAAAGCTGGCGTCATCAACTTTAGCTCGGTTATGTCGGGCGAAAGCTGCATCCTTGAGTATGTAAGCGACGGTATGGAGGGCGGTGATGACTCTTTGATTACAGTCAACAAACTTTTCGAAGACTATGTTTATGCGTATATCTCTTACGCATTGCTGAATTCACATATGGGTACACAGGAGTACGTGGTAAATCGGTCGAAGAAAAATAAATCTGCTTTGCTGCGCAACGCAAAGATTCGTATCAGCAACATACACCCTGGGCGTCTTTTGATGAACTTGCGCGGACAAAATAAGTGGATTAAATAATGGGCAACGTAAAGAGACACTTTATTAAGGGGCGTATGAACAAGAGCGTCGACGAGCGCCTTGTTCCTAATGGAGAGTATATCAACGCGTTGAATGTACGTCTCGGCTCTACGGAAGGCTCTGAGGTAGGCTCTGTAGAGAATTCCAAGGGAAATACTAAGCTTACTACTTTACAGTATAAAGGCGTTGATTTAGATTCCGCTCAGTGTATTGGCTCATTTGAGGACGGTGTCAATGAAACTATTTACTGGTTTATTCACGACGGTTCTAATACCACTTCATCGACTGGAGTGGTAGATATGGTTGTTTCGTATAACACCAATACCGACCTTCTTGTATATCACGTAGTCAGCACTAGCGTGCTTAGCTTTAACCCTACGTTCCTTATCACTGGAGTTAATAAAGTTGAGGACTTATTATTCTTTACCGACGATGTTAACCCGCCGCGTAAAATTAACGTCACGCGCAGCTACCTTGAGCCAACATCAGGGCACGTTGACCAGATTACAGAGGATGATATATCGGTCATTAAGAAGCCACCCCGAAAAGCTCCTACGCTTAAGCTTATCGATGTGCCTGGCGAAGAGAACTATTTAGAGACCAATTTCGTTTCGTTTTCGTATCGATATAAATACATTGACAACGAGTATAGTGCTCTGTCACAGTTTACCGATGTAGCATTTGAAAGCAGCCCCTTTAGCTTAGACCCTGACACTAACTTTAACGACGGTATGCTTAACCGCTACAACACAGCGGTAGTTGGCGTCAACACAGGAGGTTCGGATGTAATTGGAATTGATATATGTTTCAAGCTAGGTAACGACTCCGACGTGAGGGTTATGCAGAAGTATATCAAGCAAGAATCTGGCTGGCCTGATGGCGTAGTACAAACGGTCAACTTTACCAATCAGCAGATATATACACTGTTGCCTTCGTCTGAGATATTGCGTCTCTACGATAACGTGCCTCTTATTGCTCAGGCTCAAACCGTTATGGGCAATCGCTTGATGTATGGTAACTATGAGGACGGATACGATTTAACTACCGCTACGGGAGGGCGCATTGACACCAACTATACGGCGGAACGCATTTCTCAAAACCTTACCACGACTTTAAGTTTAGGCTCACAAAGCGATGGGGTTGACTACACCATAGATACAGCTTCTACGGTTACGGCCACTGACTCCGATGCTTTTATAGACTTTTCTTCTGTTGGTCAAGAGTTAAAACAAGGGGGTGTATTTGGATTTGGATTTACTGTATCTCACCAAGGCTTCTCTGGGTCAGGACAAAGCGTTGACCCTATAACGGTTAACCACCCTACATTTACAATATCGTTTGTTTTTAATCTTCCTCAAGATTACAATAGCGTTTATGAGATGGTTAACAGCCCTGAGTTCCAATCTCAGTTGGGCTCTAATTTATCAGCTAGCTTTCAGCCTGTAGGAAGCTGTGCTAACGGTAGCACTTTTACCGATGTGTACAACTGCTCTATTATATCTCCTTCAGGATACAGCTTAGTAACCACGGGTATTACAAATGGGTCTCAAGGAGTTTTCTTGTCTAGCGACCAAGCTAATGTAGATGAGTTTTCTGTTCAGGTATTGGCCGCTCAGTACAATAATACGGCAGCTTCTGATAATCAGTATTTTGAGTATTTTAAAGTTAGCAACGTAACGTTTTCGTATCAAACCGAGAGCAGCAATAAAAGCCTTCATAGCAATAGAGACTATGAAGTTGGCATTGTCTATATGGACAAATACAAGAGGGCTACTACTACGCTTACGTCTTCTCAAAACACCGTATTTGTTCCGCCTGTCAATAGCGATACTATAAATAAGATTCGAACTACGATACCAATTAATATGACTGCTCCCAGCTGGGCTGACACGTATAAATTTGTATTGAAGCAATCGAGAGGAGCATATGAAACTATATACTCCACGACTTATTACTACGACCCAAGCACCACGTCTTATTGGTTTCGATTGGTAGGTCAAGACCAGGCACTGGTAGAGGCGGGAACGGAGCTTATTGTAAAGACGGACGCTAATGGTACTGTGAGTGATGAAATTAAAGTTACTGTATTAGACAAGGTGTCTCAGCCAACAAATTTCCTTCATCTGCTTCAAAGCTCATCGGATATATTAGAAGTACCAGGTCTCTATATGAGGCTACGTGCGCAAGACTTTAGTATCGACACTAGCGTCAATAATATATGCTACCAGACAGTAATATCTGAAGCGCCAGTTTCTTTTGCAGGTAGTGTGAATTTAAACTCTACAGAAAAAGAAAATTATTCTTATGGTCAGGCAATAGTTAACTACCCTTGCTTTACTACGTCAGGAACTACGTACACTAGAATTTCTATAGCTCAAGGAGCAGTTGTAAGGATAAAGATAAAGTTTAGAAAAGACGACCTTGGTTTGTGTGGAGGAAGCAATGGAGCTCAATTTTGTAGAGTAACAAAAACTTTTACTGCTAGCCAGACATATACTGATATTAAAGCTTTCTGGGATGGTGAAGGGTTGAGTTCAATCATTCCAAACTCTATGAATTGTGACGTAGAGTGCCAAAGTAGCGACGGGCAAAATGAGAATATTTATTACCCTACTCTTTCAAGCACTACTGCTGGGTCTGCCGATTTAATGGTGAACACTCAATTGGGTACAAATCAAATGTTCTTTTATGAGATTTCTGATGACCCTTCATCAGACATTAATAAAAGGCTCTATTTACGCTGTGTAAATGGAACGCGCACGGATTATAATTCGTTTAATACAGCTAATTCTATTGTCAAAGTAGAAATATGCATTCAAGAGCCTGGGAGCCTTGTGGTTTTTGAAACGGTACCCAATGAAATTGCAGACGGAGTATTCTTTGAGGGTAGCGAGAACTATGATATCGTAGGTGGATATCATCAGGGGAATGTAACGAACCAAGACGCTACTACTGAAGGCGTCGTTGATTTAGACTTTTTCAACTGCTATTCATTTGGAAACGGAGTAGAAAGTTATAAGATTGAGGATTCATCTATTGGTCAGTCGTTCGCTTTAGGCGAGAGAACCATACTGGTTTCTTCTCAAGACTTCAAACGTGCAGACCGATTTGCCGACATCACGTACAGTGGCGTTTATAATGACGAGAGCAACGTCAATAAACTCAATGAGTTCAACCTAGGGCTACTAAATTTTAAAACCCTAGAAGATGTATATGGCCCCGTTCAAAAAATGGTGGCTCGCGAAACGGACATATTAGTGTTGCAGGAAGACCGCATCTCTTATGTTCTTACCAATAAAGATGCAATTACTGATGCTGAGGGCGGAAACATCCTGACCGCAGCTCCTTTGATTTTAGGCCAGCAAGTAGCTAGAGTAGAAGAATACGGAATTTCAGCTAACCCTGAGAGTTACGCCGAGTTCGGTATGGACAAATACTTTACCGACGCTAAGCGCGGTGCAGTCATCCAGTTACGTGGCTCTAGTTTCAGTAATGAGCAGCTATCTGTGGTTTCTCAGGCTGGTATGCGCAGCTACTTCAGGGATTTATTCAACGCTAACTTCAATACGCAGAAGCTTGGTGGCTACGACCCGTATATGGACGAGTATGTGGTATCATCAAATGAGAACAAGCTTCCTGTTGAGGCGGCCTGTGTAAATTGCGATATTAGCCAAACCATAAACCTGGCAGCGGCAGGGGATACTTCTGAGTTCTGCGTCAATTTAGGCGGCGTGGTAGGCGATGTGGTGATTGAGTGGGCTACTCCAATTTTAGGCTCTGGAGCCACTTTTGATGTGGTTGCCGTTTATGACGGAACAACGTATGATGATTTAGGAAACACAACTTCTGGAAGTATTGTCGTTTCTAAAAACTCTGTCAATCCTAATACCGCATCCATCACTGTTACGGCTAACGGTGGTTCGGTAAGCAACTTAAACTTCACCGTAAACTGTCCTGTAGGAGACGAACTTAAGATTATACAGGTAGCGCTAAACTTAAACTGGCAGGACACCAAGACCATACATAACGAGTTCCGATTTGTAGACGGAACAACTGAAAGCAGCACTTATAGCCAAGGCGTGGTGCTTGGTACAGGGACGGAACCAGTGGTATCGCAATACCAAGAGCTTACGGGATTACAGGGCACTACGGTATTTCCGCCAAACGGCTCTACGGTATATGTTCAGGTAAGGAAGCAATCGGGTGATACATTTAATTATGACCCCACAGCTGATTCATCTAATAAATTACAGTATCTGAGGAGCAACACGCTGTATCCTAATACACAGCAAGGCATATCCGACTTACTGGCGGCTTCCCCAACGACGCTATCGGTTACACCAAGCTCATTGGGTTCCTTACTATACACAGGGCAGTTTACGATGCCTAATAACAGTAATGACTACTTGTATCTTATTTATGATTACAGGTTAGCTCAGGCTGCTGATTTATGCAGTGGAGCCACTGCTGCGGGAGCTTGTTGTAGCTGTGGTGCTCTTACTACGTTTTATTTGAACGGAACTAACCTTTCGTCATCAACAACGGTATATACAGATGAAGGGCTTACCAATCCTGCCCCTAACCAGTTTTATTCTCAAGTAGTAAATGGAAATTCAATTGTTCGGCAGCAGTCAGCTGGCGTCTTAGGTTCCACTACATCTTGCGCTTCGTGCGATAGAAAGTGTACTGACCCTGACCCTGTCCCCGCTCCTGGCACTCCTGCTTTAGTAGCCCGTCGGGCTTATAACATTACATATGACTTAGCCTCTGGGGTTGGTGTAGTCCCTATTCGTTTTACTCCTGGAGGTGGAACGGGGATTTTTGCTACTTACAATAATACGGTTACGAGCGACTCTAGCTCTACTAATATTCTTAATATAGAAAACCCTGCTAACTCTTATTTTCAAGGGCCGTATTACGGTGATGAATTAGTATGTAATCCTCCTACAGGGGATAGCGTATTGCCATTATATAACTGGGATGAAATAAACGAGGAGTTTGATGATAGCGGCACCACAGAGTCTATTACGATACAATCATCTGACCTTGATAGCTTGACTGCTGGGGGCGCTGGAAGTTATGTTCTTTATGTATCTAAGACGGCTGCTACACCTTCAACTATGGACTTGAGGATTATAAGCGCTTGTTCAACAGGTGTCCCAACGTGGTCGGTAGATGTAGATTGCCCTCGTATATTAACTGGGTTTGCTTCAAGCGCGAAGGCTAGTACTGAGGTAGATATATGCGCCCAGGTTATTGACTCTACGCTGTATAATTTACCTGTATTAACGCCTAATGCATTTGGTATACCTGCCGTTCGCGACTGGGTGTTTAAAGACAACCTCGGTCAGTCTTTAGCTGATGACGGCTATTATAAACTAAGTGGAGGCGCTCTAGGTTGTACATATATCAGAGTTGTAAATGGCGTTATAGCAACAAAAACAAATTAATGGCTGAGACACTAACATATTCCCCTGACGTAAAAGGGTGGCCTTCGTTCTACTCGTATATACCCGAGTGGATGGCTGGTATGAATAACTACTTCTATTCTTTTAAGGGCGGCAATCTATATAGGCACAATACCAACGAAATCCGCAATCAGTATTACGGGGTAAACTATTTGTCTCAGATGACTAGTATCTTTAACGATAACCCAACGGACAACAGCTTGTGGAAGACGATGGAGTTGGAATCGGACCAAGCGTGGGAGATGGAGCTGGAGACGGACATTCAAAACGGGTACATCGATGAGGCGTGGTTTGAAAAGAAAGAGGCTGTGTTTTTTGCCTTCGTTCGCAATCCTGATGCAGAGAGCGGAGAGCCCGCCTTAACCATCGACCCTTCGCAGTATGTCCTTCGCTCGGTTAACGGCATCGGCTCTAATGCCACTGTGGCGGCTGGAGTCATCACCTTTGGTTTCCCCATAAGCAGTATCTTATCTATTGGAGATATCTTGTATACGATTGACCCTAATAATCCAGGTGTCCCCATTGTAGTCGGGCCTGTCACTGCGTTCTCAGCCGATAGGACTGAGGTCAGCTTTACGTTGTCGGCGGGGGGAACGAATCCCCAAGACACTTGGTATATGATGGGCGTAAAGAACGCACAGGCAGAATCCCACGGTGTACTCGGACACTATTGCAAGTTTATCGCGACCAACTCATCGACTACTGCTACGGAACTTTTCGTGGTAGAAAGCCAGATGATGAAATCGTATCCTTGATTCTAATTATCTTTGACTAAACATAAATCGTATGGCATTTGTAACAGCAGCACTACAGTTAGCTTCGGCGGGCGTAAGTACGTACCAAGCCATTGAGGCTAACCGTCGTATTAAAGACGCTCAGAAAGCAGCTCAGAAGGCGACGCGTGAGGCAAAACGTCTCACTGAGATTAACCCTATGCAGGAGCTTTCTGTCCCTACAGAAGCCTATATGCAGGCACGAGAGAGCCAGCAGCGATTGATGGCCCAACAGGTGCAGGCGGCACAGGAGGCTGACCCGAGGGGAGCGGCACGTAGCGCGGGACTCGCTGTCGGAGGTAGCCTCGCTTTAGAAGACCAGTTACGGTCGGCTCAGGAGCGTTCTCTGTACAATAGGGATGTTGCTGTTGCTGGACAAGAGGTTGCTAATATAGCTGCTCGGCGAGGCATCGCGGAGGCGGAGGCCGCTGGGGCTCAGCAAGCTGCGGCTGACTCACAAGCGGCTCGAGCTGCGGCTATCACCTCAGGGGCTGAGATGCTAGCTGGTGTGGGGGCTACGATTGATGCTGGACAGGCGTTGTACAAGCAGGGCAAAGGCTCTAAGATGATTGGTAAGGAGTTGGGTGGTGACCAACGAAGCCAGTTCCTAGGACAAGCCGCTCCTGTATTACGAAAGCAGATGCTTGGTATGTCGGGTGGTCAACGTGAACAGTTCGCTCAGCAATATGGCCTTGACTTAGATACTATGCAAACAGCGCTTGGGGGTGACCAAAGGAACTTTGCAGATTTCTTAGGTTCGCTCGGTGGTCTAACACAGCAAGAGCTTTTGAGTCAGGGACTAACGAACACCCAGATACGGGCTGCGAAAAACTACACCCCTTCAAATCAACTTTCGCCCGCTTATCAAAACGCTACACAAGCTTCTCAAGGCTCGCAATATCAAGGAATATATGGCGGGTTGAGTGAAGCGCAGCAACCCTGGTGGATGAACCCAATGACAGGAGGACAATGAGCTACTATAAGTACGTAAAGAGAGACGAGAAAAGCAGGGTAGATTGGGGTGCTATTACTAGCAACCTTGTTGATACGCTTAAAGAGCAGGAGGCTGACCGCGAGAAACAACGTGAGGCGATTGACGCTTCGTCTCGAGCCACAGGAGACATCCTGTCCGATGCTCCGCAAGGCGAAAACAAAGCGGCCAATGAATGGATTCTAAACGCTTCATCTGACGCCTCTCAGTACTTAATGTCTCAGAACCGATTGCTAAAATCTGGTCTCCTTGACCCTCGTGAGTTTACTGTCAACCGACAAAACGTAGAGGATAGCTTCAGCGCTTTGCAGGACGTATCTAAAAATGCTCAGCAGTATTACAAGGAGACAATGGACCGCATTGAGAACAATGAGTCTATCGTTGGTATGGAGGGAGCGATACAGGAGCAGCTCAATAAGTTTCAGAACTGGTCTAAGACACAGGCGTTTGTAAACCCTACCAACGGAAAGATTAGCATAGGTATGCTTGATAAAGATGGTGGTCTGTCTAAAAACGCTTCCGAGTTCAGTAGCATTGAAGGTATTACCAACCGTATGCGTTCTCGTTATGACAAGTATGATTACTCGCCAGATTTGCAAAGTTGGATAGACGGTGTGGGTAAAGATGTAAGGGTAGTTCGTAAAAAAGGTGTGCTAACCCTTTCTGATTCTAGCCAAGACGCTGGATTCCAAACAGCGCTTGACGAGCAAGTTGGAGCCCTTGTTGATAGCAATCCAATTCGCGTAGTAAGTATACTCGAAGAGCTTGGACTAATTGATGGCTACGACATCGACGGGAGTGAGACCACGAAGGAAGGCGATAAGTTTAATGTAGCTATGAAAAATCAGAACGACGGCATTGTTATGCCAGAAGTCACTGATGATATGAAGGCCAAGGCTCGTGAGTTCTTAAGTGGACAGATGCTTAATATGCTTGACAAGGAGCAGACACCTATGCCAGAGGACAGGGCTGCACAAGCTTTTAATAGGGTACGAAGTGCGGGTGCTAAAGATGACGCTGCTGTATTGGATGCGGTAGGGCTTTTGTACTCGGGTGGTAAAAATGATATTGACTCTGCCGTTAAGTCACTTGCTGGTTTGAACCCTAATATTCAAAGTATACAGCGAACTAATAGCGGAGTTACAGTTATTTACAAAAATGGCGACGCGTCAGACCTGCCGTTCTATAAAACAGACGGCGACGGAAATGTTATAGCTTCTCCCGAGTTCTTGATGGACGGTAAAAACTGGACTACTGGCGCCGCTGCTTTGATTACTGGGATTACAGGGAAGAATTACAATAAGATAGCTGAGGAATCTAACTGGAATCCTATGTACGATGAATTTACCGTAGCTAAGGTTTTCGAGCCTTATGATGAATCGGAAGCAACGTTTGGGTTCTCCTATGGAACTACTGCTAAGGACCCGATGAAAGCTGTTCAAGACATAAAGGCTGGCGTTACGACCGAGCTTTTTGCGTCTGATGACGAAGCGACCGTAGCCAAAAATGTCGGAACAGTAGTCAGTAAATTAGGGTTTAATGTAGAGGGGACTGGAATTGTTCGGGATGTGATAAAAGTTACAAACCCCGTTACAAAGGAATCGGTAGAGATTAGAACTTCGGATAGCGAAACCGCTAAAAACAATTTATTGTCATTCATAAATAGTCAGGTAGCTACCGCAGAGGATATAATGAGAGTAAATTTGCAGTCAGGGGGAACGGGAAATATAGACTACGGCAACCTATAATTAACTAAGAGATGAACGAACAGGTAATTGACGACTTATATGCGCGAGCCTTACAGAGTGGTTACAAAAAAGGACGTGCTGACTTCGTTCAATTGATACAATCAAATGAAGATGTATTCAATGATATGTATCAGTATGTTCAGTCTAAGGGATATGCTAAAGACGCTCAAAGCTTTTCCTCTCTTGTAGGAAAGCGAACCGCCCCCACTGTAAAAAAAAAAGATACGGCATCCGTATCGGAGCCTGGTTCTTTGGTCTCACCAGAGCTTGAGGTACCTGTTGCAGAGGCTGTCGTCGAGGAGGAAGTTCAGAATTTGACGGTTGCTGAGCCTGACTTCTTTGAGGAGCGTATGGCTATGATATCCCCTCAACTTATTGACCGAGGTGATGAGGACAAAGTAGCTCAAGAACTTACCGATGTATTTAAACCTTATGGATTTGATGTTGAGCCCACAAGTATAGGCGATGCGTTAAAAGTAACCGCAGCTAACGGGGAAACCATCGAGGTGGACCTTGACCCTATGGAGCTTCCGTCTTTCCTAAGCGTGGGGCGTTTTGGCTTTACTGGTGATATGGACACTGAAACAGAGAAGTCAGAAGCAAAAAAGCTACAAGACTTTTTGAGAGAAAACCGACAGGAAGATGTCTATGCTCCTCGTGTGTTCGTGACCCAAGACCAAATTGACGCTAACGTAAAGAAAATTAATGACGCCGAAGAAGCCATCAACAATCAGTTCTTGTCTTACGTGGAGCGGAAAAGTATTTTTGATGCTGAGTTTGCTGAAGCTTTTCCCGTAAATGACTTACAGGCAATAGCGGCGGACCCAGAAGCGTACAATGATTTTGTCCAAAGAGGAAGGGATTTAGATATTGAAGCTCAAGGATTACGTCAGAACGATGAGCTTCTTAAGGAACAAGGTAGAGAGCTTGATAAGGCGGCTGGAGAGTACACGTCTATGCTTGCTAATAGGGGTGATTGGGGCGGAGGTTTGTGGAATAAAGTGTTAACTGGTGTCGGAAGGATTTCTGAAGAGGCATACAACGTAGCAATGGATAAGGTTACAGGTGCAATTCCTTTGATGACCACCGACCCTGCTTACTACCAGTCTCGATTTACCGAGGAAGCTGAACGAAGGGGCATAACCCCTCCTTACGGAACGGATGGAGCTAAAGCCACAAGAGCTGAGTTCCTAAGTTTTATGACTAGCATAGACTCCGATATTCGAAATGAAATTGGAGACAAAGTTGTTGATGACTATAAAAAGGAACGAAAGTTTGGAGAGCCTATCGATGTAGAAAAAGCTGTGAACCGATACTCTCAATACGCTGCTTCTGAAAATATGAAGCTGAAAGGTGGTGAGCTTGAGGCTGTTCGTAATGGACTTTTGAATGTGTTAGGCGATTCGGAAACCACACCTGAGTGGACACAGCTAAAAGAGCAGGGGTTTTGGGGAGGTGCTTTTCTAGGTTTGGCAGAGTCTATACCAGCTATGGTGGTTCCAGGCGGGTGGGCGGCTCGTACAGCGGCTATGTATGGTCAGGTTGCGAGTCATCTAGGAGAGGAGATGTCCAACATTCCTGAGTTTCAGAATGTGTCTGAAAGAGAAAAAGCTATGTTCAAGCTGCCGCTTGGAATTGTAGTCGGTGCACTAGAAAGCATTGGTTTCAGGAACGTAGTTAATCAAAAGGGATTGCTTAATAGCATACTGATGCAGGCGCTTAAGAAATCTCCTAAGAATGTAACAGGCAAAGCTTTTAATGATATTGTAGACCGAGAGGTAAACAGTATGATAAGTAGGGGCCTGCTAAAGGTGGGAGCTGGTGGTCTTGCTGAGTTTGAAACTGGTCTCGCTCAAGAGGTTGCCGATATAACAGGTAAAGAAATTTACAATGCTCTTAAAGAAAAGGAGATGTTTGATACTCCTAAGACTTTTGGTGAAGGGCTAGAGCAAGTTGTGATTGGCGGGCTTCAGGAAGCGGTAGGTGGTTTAGTATTAGGGGTTCCAAATGCAGTAGCCACTTCTTCTGCTAAGAAGGATTTTACTGATATGGACGACGCTACGTTTGAGCTTTTTCAAAACGTAAGTAAACAAACGGATAGCGGTCAGTTAAGCTATCGCCATATGTTTTATACGAATCTTAAGTCTAAAATTAACCAAGGTAAAATAAGTAAGAAGGAGGCTCAGGAACAAATGGACAACCTCGACGAGGTGATTGCAGTTAATCGAGACATCCCGTCCGACTTAAGTATAGACCAGCAGAAACGTTCGCTGGGTATCTTACTTAGGAGAAAAGACTTACAGGAACAAATTGAAGGGAAAGACCCTATCCTTGTGAAGCGCCAGCAAGAAGAGCTGAATAGCCTTAACAGGGAGTTAGACCAGATACTATACGGAACGCCAGAAACAGATGCCATTCAAGAGCCAAGCCCAGAGACGGTGGATGCACCAGAACCTACCCGAGGTAGCGAAGCGATGGGAGAAAGAGTACCCGACATCGGAGAACCTACCACAGAGGTTGAAGCCGAAGACCAAGTTGCAGAAGCGGCGCCGACAGCGGAAGTCGCGGTAGAAGAAGGAGCGGAGGTTGAATTAGATGTTACTACAACCGACAAGAAAGGCAGGGCGTTAAAGTTCTTTAAAACCACCACCGAGAAGGACGGCGTTAAAACTACTCGGTTCACGTTTAACAGGAGCGACAAGTCTCCTGAACAAAGAAGCATATCAAAGGCTACTCCCGTTGAAGAAGCTTTGGGTGGTCTCTACGAGGTTGAGGTACCAGAAGGTCTTCAGGAAAACGGTGCTGTGCCAGTAGCTGTAACCGAGGTAAGGGAGAGCGAGTCTGGAGCTTCCGCGACGGTGATATTTGAACAAGATGGTCAACGCTTTGAGGGCGAAGTAGTGCTAACACCTAAAACACAAGAAGTCGCGGTAGAAGATGACGATTCTGGAGGCAGTGCTGAATTTAGGGAGTTTAACAAAGGTCGTCGTAACCTAGAAGAGAAAGGTTATACGCAGCAGGCTGTACGGGACATTATTAGCCAAGCAATATCCTCACTGGATATGGGTAGGGCAGGTGACGTAAGGAAATTAGTTAACTCATTTAAAAAACTAAATGCGGGGTCTATCATACCAAAAGCTGCGGATTTGTCATCAGGAGACACTGTTGGTATGGCGATAATGGAGTCGTCAGAGAATCTGTCTAATGATATTTATCGTTCACTGGCTAGAGGGGAGGTTTCGTTAGAGGAGCTTCAGGCTTTCGCAAAGAAGTTTAACCAACCACTACCTGAGCCAGTAGCTGAGACTGTGTCGGAGCCGACACAAGAGGTAACGGAAGAAGAGCAGGTTGACATCGACGATTTCTTTAGTGATAAAGAGATAGAGGGCGTAGACAAGGTAGATGACAACTTAGTAGTCAACCGCAAGCAACTCAGCGAAGACAAGGCGGAGACAGCTCAGGAAGAGAGAAAGATAAGCCGCATCAAGCAGATAGCTAAGAAGGCGGCTGTATCGTTGAAGAAGCAGTTCCCTGATGTAAGGATTGTACTTCACGAAACAGAAGGTCAGTACAAGCGCTTTGCTGGTGAGCGAGCTCGAGGGGCTTACGTAAAGGACGACAAGACTAAGACCATTCATATCAACCTCAGCATCGCTGACCTATCGACTGTGCCTCACGAGGTGTTCCACGCATTGATATTGGAGGCTGCTGCAACCGACCCGCAGGCTTTGGTGATAGCGCGTAATATGCTGGAGTCAGTTCGGAAGGTGGTCGACCCGAACTCCGAGATGTCCAAGGCTATCGAGAAGTTCGTAGCTAAGTATGAGGACGTGCCTGTCATCCAAGACGAAGAGTATCTCGCTGAGCTTATGGGTATCCTTTCGTCGCAGTACCGTACGCTGGACAAGCCAAGTAAGAATGCAATCAAGGAGTTCTTACGTAAGCTAGCCAAGCTAGTGGGTATCGACACTAAGTTTGGTTTAGATGAGTTCTTCGGTCCTGAGTTCTTAGAGAGAGACGAGCAGGTCATCGACTTACTCAACACCATATCAGGCAAGGTGTCCAGGGGGCAGTTTATTGAGGCGGCTGACGTGCAGGTTATGGGTGATATCCTGTCTGAAGCCACTCCAACTGAACAGGCGCAAGCGCAAAGCGATGTCAGGGATTTCAAGCGTAAGCAAAGGGAGAAAAAAGCTGTTGAGGATAACCTTTTAAATAGGAGTCAGGAATACGTTCAAGACTTTGATGAGTTAGAAAGGCTCAACAATGAAGGCGTTATGTTTCACTTTGGCCCAGTCGATGTCCAAGAGGTGATGCCTGAGAAGCTGAAGCGAATGGTATCGGGGTATGGCGTTTACTTTGTAGACAAAGCCGAAAGCCCTACAACATATTCTTTGTACGCGAGTCGATATGGAAAAAGGGTTACCCTTGTTGACGGTAGTGACATTAATTTAGTTGACTCTGATTCTAAAATTAGCAA